CTGGTTAATAAACACACCACCCCCAAACTCATTGTCTAGAGGCGTGTGTTGATTTGATCCAACTCCATCTTAAAATAGGCTAGTTAACTAAGGGAAAAATAGTGACGCGTACAACTCATCACTGAAAAACCTTAATTAAAAGTTTATAATAAATGTTCGTCAAAAGACGAGTTGAATCGCGTCAAAGATAATATAATCTAACTATTATCCGGTGGCACCGCAACCACCTGTGTTTCATCTTCACTGCAAAGCCCTAATTTCCTAGAGGGGTTTCGCAATGCTGTTACTACACTATGTAACAGATTTTTGACTACGCATAACTTTGCGTAATCAGGTGTGCTCATGAATACTAAATACTCTGAGTGAGAAAACACAACGAAAATATATTCATTATGCACACCATTATCTAATGCAGCCATACAATATTTCTGTACATCTTCATAAGATAATTTTCTATTGACATTTTTAAACTCAATTAAAAGGTTAATGTCAAAACCTTTTAAAATAGCATCTGGTGTTAAATCATACCACAACCGTTCAATAGATGCAACTTGCCAATGCAACTTGCGCGCTATCTTGAAAAATTTCATTATTATCGGATTAAAAATATCAACCAATAATTGCCCAGCATCCCACGATGCAATGGTCATATTATAGGATCGAGTCCTACTTTCAATATTGTCAATGAAATATTTTCCAAGATAATCTCGATAATTTGCATGTAAACATTGGTGAAATATTACATCTTGTTGCGGAGTAAAAACTGAAAAACAGTCAAGAATCTGCCAAACAACTATCAGAGGTATGGGTAACATATTTGGTCTATCACTATACAATTTTTGCACTAAATTAGGACCAAAATACCAATGATTTACCATCTTATATCCGTCACCCAGCACAAAGCAACCACGATAAACTTGAATGAAAATACTAGATATAGGTTTTCTCAAGGTTAATATCAGCATATTAAACAAAGACTTGTCACAATTGGCTAAAACGTAATCGCGAATCACATGTAAATATTGCCCGTAAGTTGCTAAATACTCTTTAGCCTCCTTCTCAGCACACTCGTTAAAAAACGGGCTGCAAGTAAATTTGCAGGGCATGGATCCAGACATCGCAACGGCTTGGACCTTAGGTGTTAATAAACAAAAACGAATTAGCTTGTTATACCAAGCTAACGACTTTTCTTCTTCAAAAGACATTAATTGCTTTTCAAATAAAGAACGTAATGGTTTAATGCCCGTTCCAGCTGCAATGGTATCAAAATTGGAATTGATGTTGTTCACAAAAGAATCTTGTGATGTTAGATGTGCTTGCGCATTCTGGACTTCTTGCTCTATCATTGTCATTATAGTCATATGTTCAAATGGTTTAAACACAAGTCCTTCATCATAAGTATAACTTTGCATCATCTCTGGCGTATGCATAGATTCTTTAATATGACTTAAAACATGTGTAAATCCTGGTAACACAGTCCAAACGGATGAAAATCGTCGAAATATGGCACTCCCGCATGTCATATAATTGCCGATAGAAAAACTATCAACACGCCTATTTGTTGTCAAAATGACCAAATCGACATCTATATAAACATTACCCTTCATCTCTACATTTGGGTTCAAAGCTGTTTTACGAATATTATTAACAAAATCAATAATCTTGCGCCATGGATTTAAAGCTGTTGGCATGCCAACCTTTTCCGCATCGATATCATCAAAAATGACAACTCTGTGGTTCGAGCGAAATTCCGATTGGTATGCATCAGATTCATTCAATACAACAATATGTTCCGGTAAAACAAACCCATATCTCGCTTTCAAAAATTGTGCAGCCAATTTTATGGCAATAGCTGATTTACCCGTACCTGGAAATCCTGTCAAAACAACACAATATGGTTGTTTACGAAGAGTACCAATAGAATTATCCAAATATAAAGATTCCTCAGCATGTGCCACGCTTCGAAATAAATTTCTATTATAGAAACTCTTAATATCAAAGCGCAACACTAATTTAGCAATTCTCAAACGTTGTAGAAATTGTTGTCGCGTTATACCCGCCACGGTGTAAGCACCAACACGAACACTGGTAAGCTTAGCAAGCAACTCTTCGATGAAACCCATTTGAACAACTGCTGTTGCAAAGGCCGTTGTAACTAGATACATTATTGAAAACAATGCACCTAAGGATTTCAAAGTATTTAACAAATTCGGAAATATAAAAATAGTAATTATAGATTACAACTGTGGGTATAATTATCCCCACATGAGGTCACTACTAATTTTATGTTAACATTTCGCGTTCAAATCAGGAAGAGTAGTTTCATCCTAAAATGCCGTAATCATAAATGTTAGCACCGTTTTCCTCCTAAAACTGGCAAAAGGTAATCTGTTGTTTCATAATTCTCATATACAAATCCATCATCAACAAAAATTGAAATTTGTTCTATATTGTTTGTGGAATTGTTTGCCACTGTGTTTGTTCTCATATAATACGGTCTCATTATGTTTAACATTTCCTCATGTGTAGGGACATACACTCTAGTGGATAAACTGGGATTCTGATCTAATATACCCATGATCTTACTGCAAAATGTGGAATATGCC